AGCGCGCGCGTTGCTTGCAGCGCTGCCGTGGTTTGGCGCACTGGACGATGCGCGCCAGGGGGTGCTGTTGAACATGGCGTTCCAGCTTGGCACTGCCGGGCTACTGGCATTCAAGAACACGTTGGAGCAGGTCCGCCTAGGCCATTACAAAACCGCATCTGTGATGATGCTGCAGAGCAAGTGGGCCACGCAGACACCTGAGCGCGCCGCGCGACTGGCCAAACAGATGGAGACGGGAACATGGCAGTAGACCCCATCACCGCGGCGCTGGATGTGGGTGGCAAACTGATCGATCGGCTGTGGCCGGATCCGACCCAGCGCGACCAGGCCAAGCTTGCCATGCTCGAGCTCGTGCAGAAGGGCGAGCTCGTGGAGCTCACCGCGCGCGCCGAGATCGTCAAGACCGAGGCCGCGAGCACGCACTGGCTGGCCGCCAACTGGCGCCCGCTCACCATGCTGACCTTTGCCGCGCTGATCGTCGCGCGCTGGTTCGGCTGGTCGGCGCCCAACTTATCCGAGGCTGAATACCTGAAGCTCTGGTCGATTGTCGAGTTTGGCCTGGGTGGCTACGTCGTCGGCCGCTCGGTCGAGAAGATTGCCGGCCCCATGGCCGACGCACTGAAAGGGAGAAAATGAGCAATGCACAAGAGAATCAGATCAAGCTGAGCAGTGTCGTGGACGTTCGCGCTTACGGCGCCAAAGGCGACGGGGTCACCGACGACCGGGTGGCGTTCAACCTGGCGCTGGTCGCCGCTGCCGGCAAGACCCTCTACGTGCCTGCCGGCACCTACCGCGTAAGCGCGGGCCTCACCGTTGCCAACCGCACGCGCATCGTTGGTGATGGACCGGGCGCCAGCCAGATCAACTACCGTCCGACCGTGACAACGGCCAACCAGCTTTTCGACTTCGACAACGTCGACAACGTGGTGCTCGAGAACCTGGGGATGGTGCTTGAGACCGGCGGGGGCGGGCAAACGACCACCGCCGTGCAATGCCAGGGCGACGCCGGAAGTGTTACCGAGGTATTGTTGCGCCGCGTGCACATCTCCGGGTTCCAGCAGTACGGCGTGCGGCTCAACACCGCGAGCTACTACGTCGTGCTCGACCAGGTCCGCATCCTAAACTGCTCAAACTCCGTCGCCAACGGCGGCACCGGCACTGGCAATGCGGTGGCGATTTCGATCGGTTCGCCGGTCAACGCGCTGCGCATTCGCGACTGTCGCTTTTCCGGCAACGACAAGGTGATCGACAGCAACTCGACCGCCAAGTACAGCCTGGTGATCGACGGCTGTTACTTCGAGATCAACGGGCGCGCCAGTGCACCGGCCGCCGACGACACGATCAACCTGCAGGGCTGGAATGCGGTGCAGTTCACCGGCAACTACTGCGAGAACAACCTCACGGGGACGGCCACCGGCGACAGTTTCCTCAAGCTGCAGAGCTGCGCCGCGGTCAACGTGAGCGGCAACCTCTTTGCCTGCGCCTTTGGTGGCGTGGCGAAGACCAAGAACGCGATCGGCATCACGGGCTCGACCGCGGTCACGATTGAGGCCAACGAGTTTCAAGACCCGATCACCAAGGCAATCTACGTGGCCGACGGAAACTCGATTGCGCGCGCCTACCGCAACCGCTACGTGGTCACCAACGTCGTGCAAACGACCTACGCCCAGATCGTGGCACTGCTCACCGCGGCGCTGGTGGAGATTGATGTGTCCTCGATCCAGGCGGTCAACACCGGCGCGATCGGGGCGAGTGGCAACTACCAGGTCAACCTGACCGTGACAGGCATCGACACCTCGAGGAACGTGCAGGTGGTGATGACCCCACAGGGCTCAACCGGGGCCGACTGGGTTTACAGCGCGGCGCCGATCGGCACCGACCTGGTGCGGGTGATGTTCTTCAACATCAAGGGTGTCAGCAACACCTTCAACGCCAACGTGGCGATTCGCGTCGTGCGCGAGGGTTAAGCGCGCACGCGCAGGTCTTCATTGGTGGCGCCCGAGTGGCGCCGTTCGGCCTCCTCACTGATGGCCAGGCGGATCTTCAACGCCTCGATCTCTCGGCGCTGCGCCGTGAGCTGGCGCAGGATGATCAGGCTGAGCACATCGCCCGACTTGAACCCCTCACCATTAGGGGCCACCAGCTCGCCACGCAAGAACCGCCAGCCAGTCCACTGGCCGTCGGTGCCTGGAAGATCCCCGAGCAGCATCCTGATCGCCAGGTGCTGGCGCCCGGGGATCGGCACCCGGCCGGTCTTCCAGCGGTACAGGGTCTTGGGGTGGATGTTGAGTTCAAAGCACAGGCGCGACTCGCCGATCAGCTCGATGAGCTGGCGCAGGTGCCGGCCGGGGAGGGTGTTTATCTCAAGCATCTGCCACAGTTTCCTTTAGCAGCCGCTACATCGTCAACCCCCGTTCTGGTACGCATAATGTATATTCTGGCCTTACAAAACTGTAAAGCCATCAGGGCGCTAGGGGGACATCGCGCCCTTTGCAGTTCTAGCAAACGCTAGAGGCCGGTGCAGGATGCACCGGCGCGGGGGAGATCGTCAAGTTCTGTTTGCAGAACGATTCTGCAGAATCTGCAGAACGTTTTGCGGAACGCTAAGCCACCTGGCCCTCGATCCATTCGAGCAGTTTTTCGCGACTGACCACATCGACGGCGGCGGGAGAGGCGAGCATTGCCATCAGCCTATCCAGAATCTTGGCCTTGGTCTCCATGGTCTGGTACTCATCCAGGGCGTGATTGATTGCGGTATCAAATTCTCCAGGCATGTCAGCTTCCTTTCTTGGTTTCAAATTCAATCAGCATGTCGATGACGTGTCGGGCTTTCTCCAGGTCCTGGACTCCGGCCTTGTCCCTGAACCTGGTCACGTACTTGACGATCGTGTGCTGACAGGCGTCGAGGCCGTTGGCCATCGAATACTCCATCGGCTGAATCTTCAGCTTGCTGTAGTGGTTGCCACCGATCTGGATGTCCAGCGCGCTGCCGGCGACCTTCTTAATGTAGTTCGGGATCTCTTTCATGTTCTTCCTTTGAGGTATTGAAGCAGCAGATCCTGCACGCTGCGCTTTGATGCACGACGGGCCATGACGAGCTCGTCGATCGTATTGCGGGCCACGATGTAGTGAACGAACACCGGCCGGTCTTTGCCGGCCTGCAGCTGGCGCATGGGCCCCACGCGCTCGAGCACCTGGTCGTGCTGCTCGAGGTTCCAGTCCTGGGCAAAGAACACGATCGTGTTGCAGTGATGCTGCAGGCCGTCGACCCCGTGGCCCATGCTTTGCGGGTGGCCAAGCCAGATCTTGCCCTCGCCCCGCATCGCGGCGGCCATGCCATCTGTCTCGGCCAGCACCAGCGCGTCGGGGAAGCGCTTGCGCAGGCGGGCCAGGTCGCTCTTGAACTGGTACGCCACGAGCAGCGGGTCGTCGCCGGTCTCGGCTGCGAGCTCCTCGAGGGCGTCGAGCTTCTCGGTGTGGCACTCAACCCAGGTCTTGCCATCCTCGAGGTACACCGCGCCGTTGGCCATCTGCAAGCATTTCTGGCTCTTTGCCGCGGCGCTCATCGCCTCGACTTCGTTGCCCGCGATCATCGTGAACAGCTCCCGCTCCATCTCGCGGTACTGCGCACGTGCGCTGGTTGGCAGCTCGACCTCGATCATGTTGACGATCGGCTCGCGCAGGTTGAACCAATCTTTTGGCTCGAGCGTCAGGCAGATATCGGCCAGGCGCTCCTGGATCTCCTCCTGGGCGTGCTCGGCCTGCACCCAGCGGTTGAACTGGCCGTTCTTTTGCGGGCGAAACCAGCGGGACTGAAACGCGCTGAACGTGCGACCTAAACGCTGGCCGGCATCAAGGAACCAGGTCTGACCCCAGAGATCGGCCAAGCCGTTGCTCGCCGGCGTGCCGGTAAGGTTGATCCATCGCTCGACGTCCTTGTGTGCCACCTTGGCCAGGGCCTGGGCCCGAACGCCTCCCTGGCGCAGCCTGAAGCTTTTGAGTTTCGTGCTCTCATCCGCCACGACGGTGGCGAAAGGCCAGGCCTTGCCTTTGAACTGGTCCTTGAGCCAGACCAGATTGTCGTAGTTCGTGGTGTAGACCGGCGCCCGGCGACGAAGGGCCGCCTTGCGCTGCTCCGTTGTGCCGACGATCGGCACCACCTCGATGCCGCTCAGGTGTGCCCACTTGCCGGCCTCGTTGGCCCAGGTGTCCCGGGCCACCCGCAGCGGCGCCAGCACCAAGGACGGGCGGCTCTCACCCCACACGTTGTGCAGGTAGTCGAGGAACGTCAGAGCCATGACACTCTTGCCCATGCCCGGCTTCGCAAAGATCGCGGAGCGGGGCACGCCAGCCAGGTGGGCCATGGCCAAGCCGTGGTAGGGGCGGGGGGTAAATGACCTACGCATGCGCGACCTTCCTCGAATTGCCGGAGGTAGCCCGCGGGCGCCGGTATGTGCTTCCGATCAACGTGAACCGAAAGTTGCAACCCAAACATTGCATCCGCCTGCGCTTCGCCTTGTGCTTTGCGCTCCAGCGCGTCTCAAGCACGTGAGCCTTTGCCTTGCACAGAGGGCAGCTCATTCAACCGCCTCGACGCGCAAGCGGCCATTGTCTGACTGCACGAACCGAGCGGTGCCGGCCATGACCTTGGCCATGTTGTGCGCTTTCTTTCGCGCGCGAACCCTGGCCTGGCGCTCAATGCTCGAGAGCTTCTCGCGCTTCGCATCTTTGCCTTTGCCGAGCTTGTAGACCTTGACGCTATCGCGCCCGCGGACGTCCTTCTCCCAGCTCGCGATGTGAGCAGCACCGGCCCTGTGCAGCTCCCGGGTGTAATGCAGCACCGTGACGTAGTGCAGGCCTGTGAGATCTGCCAGGCCCTGGCAGCTGTGAATTCCCTCGATCATGTGGGCGATCAAATCCGCCTGGGTGATTGCGTTGATCTTGATGCAGCGCTTCTTTGAATTGTTGGGTGGGTTCATTTCATAAACTCCTGAACACCTTCGATTGAATCAATGACCTCGACCAGCTCGCCCAGGCGTCGCATGCGGTTGTGCTCTCGAATCTGCTGCGCTGTTGGCTTCTCGCCCGGGGCCTTGAGTTCAACCCAGACTGGCGTCCGGCCCGGCAACATCACCCGACGGTCCGGTGCGCCTCGGCGGCCGATCCACTCCGCCTTTCTGATCTCTCCGCCGGCTTCCTTCACTTGCTTGGCTAGGTACGCCTCGATCACCGATTCACGCATCACCAACCCTTTCGCACAGTACGGGCAGGCCGTCCAGCTTTCGCTGCATGATTCGGCACGCAAACGAAGACAAGGCTTCAGCGCTATCGTCCGCGGTTTCGATCTCGTAAAAGGTCTCCCATTCACCCTTGGTCAAGCGCTGGCAAAGGATCAGATCCCCCAGCTTCAACCTACGCACTTCGCTCCCGTATTCACGGGTTTCAGATCCATCCATTCTTGGCCTCCTAGTGTGTGCGTAACTGTAGCACCTGCTAAAGGTTAGTGATCACTCTTTTCTGTATCTTGTTGTCTCGAATCCAGCAGCTGCCAGGGGGATGCCTTGTGCCCAGCTCGGCGCGGTGGCCATCATGGCGCTCAGGGTGTCGACGTTGTAGTCGTCGGTGTCGGGTGTTTCGGTCAGCAGTTCGTCGTGCACCGAGAGCACGATCGAATAGCCGGACCGTTCGATTGCCGGCATGTTGTAGGCCAGGATGTCGCGGGCAAAAGCCTGGGTGGCGTTCTCGATCAGCTTGCCGCCGTAGGTCTTGAGCCGATCCCACTTGCGCGTGTACTGGTTCACGCCCATGTAGCTGATCTGCCCTGCGTCATCGACCTCGGGGTTCAGGTAGCATAGATAGCGACCAGAGGGCAGGCGGATGCGCAGCCAGGCGCCATCTCGGCGGGCTTTCAGGTGCTGGCCGATCGGGAATGTCTCACCCGGGTTGTTGATCGCCGCCCGGACTGACTCGCCCGCGGCTTTCCACAGTGCGACAGTGCAGGGGTGTGCTTCTCGCCAGGCCTTCTTCAGGATCTCGCACGCGACGTAAACTTCGTTTGAGAGGCCCAGGGTTCTTTCGTTCTTCTTCGCCCAGCTCCACACGCCCTGCGCATCCTCGAGCGCCTGGCTCGATGCCGTGGCCCACACCGCCTTGGCCAGGTCTGCCAGGTCCATGGCATAGACAACGGCAAAGGTCAAGAACGCAGCGACTCCACCCTCATACCCGAGGCCGAGCTCCTGCACCTTGCCGATCTGCCTCTGGCTCTTGCTGCCGTCCTTCGCATCGACGTTGAACGACCTCGCATAAGCGAGCTTGTAGAGGTCGGCGCCCATGCGCAGGTAGTCGCCTTTGCCGTCCGGTATGCGCTGGCCACTGTCGTCTAGCTTGAACGTGTCAAACTCGGCGAACGCCTTGATCTTCCACCGCTCGCCGGCCAAGTAGGCCAAGCCGCGGCCCTCGATGTTGGACAGGTCCGAGATGACCAACTTCTTGCCGGGTGGCGCCACGATGCAACCGCGGATGCAGTCGGCGGTCAGCTGCATCACGCTGTCGTGGACCAGGTCAGCGGCGCCGGCTTTCAGTGCCTCGATGCCTGCGTCCTGCGCCTCCCCGTCAAACCCGTGAGAGGGGCGGGGGAGGTTCTGGGGCTGGAAGATCCGCCCGGCCCAGCGCGTCGTGCGCAGGGCTCCGGCGAACTGCAGGGTGTTGCGCAGCCGGCCATCGGCGCTGGTGGCCTTGACCAGGGCGGCGTATTTGGCTGTACTGGTCTTCGTTGCCTCGAGCCTGATCGACAGCAGCAGGCGAACACCGGCCGGTAGGTCCGGGTCGTCGAGCCGGCGGCGGAGAGTGTCGGCCTTCATGTCAGGGAGCTCGATGCCGTAAGCATCGATGATGTGCTGCAGCAGCTGATCGCGCTTGCTCGCGCTGCTCACCTGGCCGTCGGTCTCGTCGATGACCTCTGCCTTCAGTCGCTTTTGCTCTGTGGCCACAGCTCCAATTGCTGCCAGGGCGAGGTCTCTATCAACTGCCACCCCTCGGTCGTTGATATGCTGATCGAGGTGCCACAGACCAAGCTCTGGGTGACCGCTTCGGTAATTCCAGGTCGGGAGTCGCTGGCTGATTGCACGCATTGCGACAATGTCCTGGCGGCTGTACTCAAGAAATTCGGCCCACTCTCTGGGGTGTGTTTCACGGGTTGCTCTCCTCAGTGTTGAATTCTTGGCGCGGGGTTTGCAAAACAGCTGGATCAGATCGCGGCCGCGCTTGTCCTTGGCCTGGTCCGCTTCGAGGCCGACGATCTGGCCGATCTTGTCGAGACTGCCAGGCAGGCCGTGGGCCATCGCCTGGATCATCGTGTCTTGCCAGCGCTCCACGGGGATGTCTACGTCCCAGCAGTGGCGCAGCAGGGTGCGGTCGAAAGCGCTGTTGTGTGCAATGACGGTGACGTTGGGAGATTCGAGCATGTCCATCAGGGCCATGCTGCACCCCTTGTAGCGGGACAGGTCCTCAACGGTTGGCTCGTCGTCATCAAGGGCCCACTGCGCGACGGTGATCTCGGTGCTGGGGTGTTCGGCGTAGCGGTGGGTGCCGTGCGCCTTGAGATCGCACTCGCTGTAGGTCTCGCAGTCAAACCAGAGAATTGTCATGTCAGAAGGAGGTTGCGTAGCCGATGAACTGGCGGCGAATCACCAGGCCTGTGTACGCGCCAACCGCCGCGCCCAGGGCAGTGACTGCAAAGTCTTTGGCGCTGGGCGTGTGGCTGTCTTTGTGCCGACTGTCGTATAACTCTTTTGCCAGGCCGACACCGACTCCGGCCAGCAGGCCATCGCGCGGGTTGCCGGTGTATAGGGTCACCGAGGCGCCAATCGCAGCACCTCCGACGAAGTGCAAAGTCTTATCGGGACCGGTCCAGGGGTCGGCGTGAGCGCTCGAGGCAAGCAGGGCGGAGATTGCAAGAAGGCGTTTCATGGTTTCCTTTCGTCCTTTGGCGAGGGGCCACACCGCAGTGCTTAATGGTTATTCCCGGCCCCTCACAAAAAGAGCCCCACTACAATAGTGGGGCGTTCACTTCGACTCCGTGAGATTGCCCGCCTTTCGGCGGGCTTTTTTTTTTCGGCGAAAT